GGTATCGAGGTAGACGCCGCCGAAGCGGGCCAGGAGTTCGAGGCGCAGGATGTCCGATCGCATCACGCAGCCGGGCGTGCCGCCGATGTTGGTGCAGGCGTCCCAGGCGTTGCGGTTGAGGATCGGTGGCAGGTTGTCGTCAGTCCATAGTCGCATGTCCCAGTGCGGGTTCATCTCGGCGAAGCGCCGCCGCCAGCGCCGCTGGTTGAGCGGCATCTCGCCCTTGCCCAGCCAGATCTGGTGCAGGACACGGGGGATCGGGGTGGTGCGTGCGGGAGTACTCAAGCCACCACCTCCGTGGGTTTGGCCTGCACGAACCCGAACGCGTCACCGTGGGCCTTGGCGGCTTCTTCGCCTTGTTCGAAGATCGCCCAGTGGAACGGCACAACATCGCGGAAGTGCCCGTGGTCGCGGACAACGCGGGTAAGGAACCCCGGCCCGCTCTGGTCCCAGACGCCGCGATAGACCAGCACCGATTGCGGCAGGTCGCGGATCGCATGCCAGAGCATCGGGTGGTTCCGCGTTGCGCCGAGCACCGATGGCGAGAGCATGTGCGGGCGGCTCGCGCCGTGGCTGGCGATCGTGGAACAGAACGCGCCGACCCCGGCGACGAGTTCATCGAGCGTGCGCAGCGGCAGACGATCCGGATCGACGAACACGCCGCCCTCGCGGGCGAGTAGTTCGTAGCGCAGGAGGTTCAGCCGCGCCGACGACGCCGCGGGCTCGCTGAGGTTGAGCGTCTGCTGCCACTGATCGTGGTTCAGGATCGGGGGCCTGGTCTCCAGCGTGAACGTGACGACGTCCCACTCGGGGTGCATGGTCTGCCACGCGTGCTTCCATGCGGTGAGCCGCTGACGGTCGGGAGTCTCGGACAGGTCGGCCGTGTAGATGACCTTCGGGATCATGACTTCACCTCTTCTTCGCTGCTCAAACCACTCAGCTGCCACTTGGCTGGGGGGACGCCCTCCACGCCACCTTCGATGAACTTGCCAGCAAGCACGCCGAGCGCTACTGACTGATGGGCGACGCCCGAGCCTGAGCCCGACCCCGGTGAGCCAGAGCCGCTGTCGCTCCCGCTGTCTGAGCCGGATGAGTTGCCGGACCCTGACGTACTGCCCGAGTTCGGCATCGACGAGCCGCTCGCCTTGCCGCTGCCGGAACCCATCCCACTGCCGCTCGATGAACCTGCTCCCGAGCTCTGCCCGGAGCCCGACTGCGGACCAGAGCCTGTCGCCTGCGTTGGGGGCATGTCGTTGTGGACCCACACGCCGTCGGCGAGGAAGACGTTGAGGCCGGGGACGTGGACTGCAACCGTGGTCGCGCGATCGCCGGCGCGGGTGATCTTTTCGACGCGCTCTTCGCTGAGGTCGTGTCGCACGAGGTAGTCGCCGATGAGCACGAACTCGGCCGAGACGAAACCAACCTCGTCGCCGCGGCGCAGGAGCACCGGGTGTTCGGGCGTGAGGCGCAGGCGGCCGTTGATGGTGACGAACCCGTCGTGCGTGCCGATCTTGACGCTGGCCACGGTGCCGGCGACGGGCGTGAGGACCGCTTCGGCACGCTGCCGCAGCCACTGGTACTGCGCCCGCCCCCACTCACACGGCACATCTCGATCGAGGCCCTCCACGTCGAGCGCCGCGACGCGGTCGCCCGGCTTGAGACGCTCGATCGGCACGGTCTGGCCCGATGCCAGACGCACCGGCGTCCCGGCGAGCACGCAGTTGGAACCACTACCTCCGCCACCCCCACCACCCCCCCCACCGCCGCCACCTCCGCCCCCACCGCCACCTCCACCTCCACCACCTCCTCCGCCGCCGCCACCACCGCCGCCGGAACCATTTGAACCGCCGCTGTTGCCGCTGGAAGCACCAGAACTCATGCCGGACGAACTGCCAGCACCGGAACTGCTCGCCGCCGACGATGCCGAACTGTGCGCGCTGCTCGACGGCGTATCGCTCGGCGTGCTCGATGGCGTCTGCGTCGTGCCCGGCGTGTTGCTGGTGAACGCATCGGTGGTGTAGAACGTCAATGTCGGCGTGCCGCCCGGTCCGGTCGTGTAGACCAGATCGCCCGTGGTCTGATAGCTCGAAGGCATGCTCGGAGTGCTCGTCGGCGTCGAGTAGGTGCTGTCCGAAGAATCGGGCGACTCCGACGGCGTCGAGTAGTTGCTCGAGCCGCCGCCCTGCGGGGCGCGTCCCGTCGCCCAGACCGGGATATAGAGGTAGTAGCGGGTGGGGCCGTCGCTCATCGTGCGGCCTCCTGGGGCTTCACATTCGGCTCGTACCAGCCCTGCGTGTTCACAGGCTTGCCGCACTCTGCCGACGCGGCCGCGACAGCATCGGCGAACTCCATGCGCTCGAAGACCTGCAGCTCGCTGCCGGGCGAGCAGTTCACTACGCGGAAGCGGTGCTTCTCGAAGTGCGGCTTGAGGGCCTCGAATCGCCGGGCCAACGAGTCATACAGCACGTTGTTGTGCCGGATCGCGTTGGCGGCCCGGTTCTCGGCGAAGGCGTACTTGCGGTCCACGGCCATCTTGAAGTCGCAGCCCAGCAGGTACACCGTCGAGAACCCGAGGTAGTGCAGGAGGCGGAGTGCCACGAGCATGACCGAGCGCTTGCCGGTGATGCCCAAAGAGTCGGGGTTCTTGGCGTCGTTGCCCCACGGGACGCTGTCTCCAGTCAGGAACCGCTCATGGTCGAAGTGATCGGCGCGGCGGAAGAACATCACGCTGGGCATCTGCCGGACCCTGAACGCGCTGTTGCGCATCACGCCGTCAGCGCCCTGGATGCGGAGCCGCTTGTCCCACATGCACGTGGGCACGAACTTCAGAATGCCCGGGGCCTTCCAGCCGGTATCGATGAAGCGGCCGGGATCGTCGACGCAGGTCCACAGCGTCGGACGATGCACCGCCCAGGCGTTGTTCACCGCCATCGTGACGATGCCGCGCTTGTTGAGCGCCGAGAGGTCGAGCTGCGTCAGCGACGGGCCCGACAGGATCAGGAACGCCGACCGCCCCCCCACGCCGCGATAGAACCCGCCGAGCGACACGGAGTCGAAGTCGGCGGTGTAGAGGCGCAGACCATCCCTCGCCGGCTTGCGCGCCTTCAGCCCGGCCTGGAGCGCCGCGATGTCAGACTGGTTCTCACGCACCACAGCACCCCCCACCCCCACGATCACTTCCGCCCTTGAACCGCCCAACGATGAACCGCCGCTCCGCCCGCGGGTTGATCACGGTGGCGACACGCCCGATGCGGTCGAGCCACCAGTCCAGCGGGCGCACCGTTGGGTGCAGCCCTTCGCCGGCGACGGTGGTCTTACTGGGACGGGTGCAGATCGAGAACACGAAGTGGCCGCGCGGCTTGGCCACACGGCGCATCTCCGCGAGCACCGCGTCCACGTCCTCGGGGAGCAGATGCTCGAGTGCGTCGAAACTCGTGACGACATCCGCGACACCCGCGTGCAGCGCGGTCTTGTGCATCGGGCGCACGAGGTCGGCATCCGGGAACGCGAAGTCCACGCCCAGGCCGTCGATCCCCAGCCGGCGCAGGTACCGCACGAGGTCGTTGCGGCCGCACCCAAAGTCCACCACGAACCTCGGCTTGAAGTTCTGGATGATCGGGACGGCGAGCTTGCCGTGGTTGGTCGAGCCGTACGTCGAGCCGGGCTTGGCGGCCAGCGACACGTACTTGGCTCGTTCCTTCTCGCGGCGAGTGTCCAGAGTCGTCGGGGTCGTCGTCATTCGGCGCCTCCGATGTAGAGGTTGAACTTGCGATCCTCGTCGGCAGGGTCGGCGATCTCGATCAGGCTCATGGCCTCGAAGACCCACACCGGCTTGCCCCGGCTGTTGCGCTCGCAGGTCAGCTGCACGCACACACCCTCGGGAATGGGCACGAGCTTGGGTTTGAGCGACCGTGCGGGCGGGCACTTGGGGAGCACACCCGGCAACTCGCATACCGGGCCGAGCCCGAGCAGGCCGCCAAAGCCGGAGCCGGGCTCGGAGTCGTGGGGGTTCATGTGGTGGGCCTCGAAGCGGTTGAGCGCCAGCCGCGTGGGGTCTTCACCACCGCTTGCAAGCTGCGACGACTGGCCACCCTCGATGGGAACATACCGGAGATAGGACTCGCTGCCGGGGTTGCCGTCGATCTGGGCTTCAACCCACGGATAGCGCCAGCGGTTGCGCTCGGTCGGGATCGCCTGGGCAGCGCCGAGGATCGCGGTCACGCGCCCGGGCGACGGACGGCCGAGTTCAAGGACAGCCCACTTCTCGCCGGTGCCATCTTCTTTCCAGAGGATCGGGATGCCGCCCATGGGCGTGCTGGCCAGGACCGTCTCTTCGGCCGCCAGCTCGCAGGTCGTGTCGGTCTCGTTGGTGATGAACACCCGCGCCACCGTGACGCCGGTGAGCACGCAGCGCCCCAGCTTGTTCGGCTTGATCGGCTGGAGTGCGACGACGAACGCTGGGCCTGCCGTTTCCTCCGTGGCGATGTCCCCTGTCAGCGGCGTGCGGCTCTGAAATGTCCGCTCCTGGTCGTCCTCGCCGGGCTCGACGAGCACGCCAGTGATCGCCAGCGCGTGGTACGGCTCGATCTCCTCGTCGGAGTCGTTGCGGACCAAAACCACGCCGATGCCGCGCTGGGCGGACTCTACTTGAGGGCCGGCGAGGGCCTGGCCACGACCCTGACGCATGCGCAGGTCGACCGCCGCATCGACGAAGGCGTTGTACGCGCCCGCGGGGAGGCTGAGTGGATCACCGGATCGGACTTTGCGAAGGTCGTCGGGCATGCTCTATATCCCCAGTGCTCCAAAGTTGGCGGCGTCGTACACACGCTCGACGTAGGCGGCGATGGGTTTCTTGATGATCGCGCCGGACCCTGTGTCCTCCGCGTCGGCGTAGCGGACCCAGAGGTACTCCCACCCCTTCTTGCTGATGCCGGTGATGGAACCAACCGAGAGGCCGGTCTGGTTCGGGCTGGCCGCGAACCGGAAGGTGATCTCCCAGTCGCCGCCCCCTACTCCGTTGCCGTCGCCACGCTTGGAGCCGCTCGCCCCGAGGAAGAGCACCTCGCCGGGCGCAAAGCCCTTGAACGCGCCGGCGTTGGTCTTGCCGGTGCAACTGAAGATCGCGCCCTTGTATGACGCGGTGACTTGCGCGTTGCTGAAGTAGTGTGTCTCGGAGAACTGGTACACCGGCACCGTGATGTCCACGCCCTCGACGCCGTCTGCGGTCACGCCGATCGCGCCGCCGAAGTCGGGCGCGGTAGTGCCAGGCGCGGGGCGGCGCTGCACGGTCTGCAGGCTCTGGGTGATGTGCTGTGTGCCGCCGCCGGTCTCGAAGTTGAACGAGGCTTCGCTCGGGGTCGACGTGCCGCTCGTGCTGTCCTGGCTGTAACGGACCGCTACGTCCCACAGCTGTGGACCTATTGGCTCGATCTGGATGCTCTGACGCGGGAGTGTGTCGTAGGTCGAAGGGGAGCTCGCCTGCGCCGCATCGCGGGCGGCGATGTCGTTGTCGGTGCCGCGCACGATGTAGCCGAGCTCCGCAGAGGACTGCGACGCCTGGTTCGCCTTGGTGGACTTGCGGCTCTCAAACTTCTCAAAGACCTCAACGGGCATGGGTGATGACCTCCTTTCTTGGGGTGGGGATCAGGCGAAGCGCAGACCGTTGTCGACGCGGGCATCCAGCAGCCGCTTGGTGTTCTTGGCCGTTGCCTCCGTGGCGGTGGCGGTGCGCTCGGCGGCACCGCCGCCGGTGCCGAGCCCCGAGACCGCCGCGGCGCTGAAGGTGCCGGTGACGCTGATGCCCTTGGCGATCCGGTCGCCCAGGCCCGACAGGCGGTCCTCGAAGTCGGCCAGCAAATCGCGTTGTGGACGACCGGGGCCCTTCTCGGCATCGGCAGCCTCGCGCTTCTTGCGGGCTTCTTCGATTGCAGCCGCGAGCTTCTGCTTGGCGGCGTCGAGCGCGGCCTGCGACTCGGCGAGTCCTGCCGCAGTGTCCTTGCGAAGGGCCTCCTGCGCGTTCTCGAAGTCCTGGCCGATGCCCGCGAGCGTCGCTTCGTGCATCGCCGCTGCGTCCTTGCGCTGGGCCTCGCGTTCCTTGTCGCGAGCGGTCACCGACTGCTGGGCGGCGTTCTCCAGTTCGACGAGGCGGGATTCGAGTTGCTGATCGACCGCCTTCTTCGCGGCTTCGACGTCCAGGCCGTCATCGAACAGCCCTTGGATCTCCAGCATCCGCTTGGCGACCCAGCTCGACGCCTCCTGCCAGATCATCTGGAAGCCCGTGGCGAAGTTGGTCCAGGTCTTTGACAGGAACGCGGTGGTCTCGATCCACGCAACCTCGATCGCGTGGAAGACAATCTCCGCCGCCGCCAGAGCGCCGTACCACATGGAGTACGCGGTCGAGACGAAGAACTCCTTCGCGCCGAGCCATGCCTTGTTTAGCGCCGCGACGCCCTGTTGCCAGATGACTTTGAGCGACAGCCACAGGATCTCGGCTGCGAGTGCGATGTCGCCAGCGGCGAGGGCGTCGGAGATGCCGCCGACGACTGTGCCGACCCAGTCGCGCAGCTCGGTGAACTTCTCCGAGAGCCACGACAGGGCCTCGCCGCCCGCGCCGGTGACGACCAGCAGCGTACCGCCCAGCGCAACTATCGCGGCGATGGTCATGCCGACCGGCGTCAGAATCGCGCCGATCGCGGCTCCGATCAGGCTGAACGCCGTGCCGATCCCGCCGATGACGGCGGCCACGATGCCAAGCGCCGCGCCGATGCCAGAGATGATGTAGCCCAGGCCGATGATCGCGATCCCCGCGACGGCGACCGCCGCCGCGACCTTGAGCGCCCAGACGACCGTCTCTTTGTTCGCCTTCACCCACGCTGTGGCGCTCACGACGATGCGGGTGATCCGCTCGGTCAGGTCCTTGATCGTCGGTGCGAGCGCCCCGCCAATCGTGAAGACGCCCTGCTTGAGGACTTTCCAGAGAGTGCCGAGGGCATCGTTGAGTTCCGCCGCGTCACGGGCGGTCTCGGTGCTGACCGTCAGCCCGAGCTTGCGGGCTTGTTCCTGCATCTCGTTGATGCCTGCTGCCCCGTCGGCCATGAGCGGCAGGAGCTTGGTCCCGGCCTTGCCGAAGAGTTCCATCGCCATCGCGGCCCGGAGCGCCGGGTCTTGGATCTGTGAGATGCGGTCGGCCAGCAGCTTGAATTGTTCGTCGGGGGAGAGCTTGGCGAGGTCCTGCACCGTCAGCCCCAGCCGCGTGAGAGCCTCGTTCGCACCCTTGGACCCTTGTGAAGCCTCCGTGAGCGTCTTTTGCATGACGCGGAGCCCGTTCTCCAGCGTCTCCATGTCCGTGCCGGAGAGGTCGGCGGCGTAACCGAGCTCCGACAGGGCCTCAACGCTCACGCCCGTGCGGGCGCTCATCTTGTCGAGCGCATCGCCCGAGTCGCTGAACGCCTTCGCGGTGCCGAGCAGCGCCGTGATCGCTGCGACACCGATGCCTGCCACCTTCGTGCCGATGGACCGCAACCCAGCGCCGAAGGCTTCGAGCTTCTTCTGGGCCGCCTTGAGTCCAGCCGACAGCTTGTCGCTGACGCCCAGCTCAACGAAGGCCCGGCCTGCTCGGATGCCACGCGTATCGGCCACGTTCAATCACCCCTTCTTGATCGAGTTCCGCCACAACAGCGGCAGCTTCGGCCGTTCCTTCTCCAGCGCCGGGGCCATGTACGGCCGTGGCGCGATCTTGACCTTCTGTGACGTGATCTTGCCGCGCCTTCGCCGGAGTACAACGGCGTCGCCGCCATACTCCAAGACATTGGGCGCTTCGCTCTTCTTGAATCCCACCGGCCCGACGACCACCGAGTCGTTGGGCTTGTCGTACCCGAACAGGATCAGCCGACGCAGGCTGCCCTCGTGCGAATGGGGCGGGGCCCCGGGAGGAGCCGACCCCTTGCGTTTGCGGATGCTGGTCTTGGCCGCCGTGCGGATGAATGCGCCGGCCTTGCTGAGCACCTTCCGCTTGGCGTTGTCGACCGCCGCCATGACGACGTGGCGGTCGAAGAACATGTCCTTGATCCGCATGGTGATCACTTCCGTGAAGCTCCGGCAGCGTGCACATCCTCGGGATGCACGAACCTCGGCGGGACGCAGTACCACCCCTCGGGGAGCGTGACAGTGTCGTCGCCAAGGACCCATGTGGGCGGCTCACCCACCAGGCGGTAGACCCGACCGGTCATCCCCGGCCCGATCCGCAGCGGGCTGTCGTCCGCCACGAGCACGGTCCTCCCAGGTGCGCACCCGGTCGCCGATGCGAGAGAGAGTGTCAGCAGAACGGTGAGATTCCACGGCGTTCTTCGATTGGACATGACGGTTCTCCAGCCACTTGAGCAGGCCGACCACGAGTGCTGCCACGATTTGTGCGATCCATTGCATGGTGTGTGGGGGTGGTGGGTGTGGGGTGCTATTTGCCCGCGCCGACTTGCTCGCTGGACTTGTCGTTGTCGCGTGCGAGCACCAGCCCGACGCCGGCGGTGATCATCGCGATCACCATCGTCCAGTCGGGAACCGTTGCGGGGTCGTTGTCGAACTGGGCCGAGACCGCCGTGGCGACGGCGGCGACGATTGCAGCGATCCCGGCGAGCGTGGTTTTCCATGACTTCATGTGCTGAACTCCTTAAAAGTGGTTGAGGTCCGAGGGCATCTGCCCGTTGATGAACACGTCCTTGAGCACGGTGACGGGGACCTTGGGCACCGGCTTCTTTACGGCGAATGGGTCAAAGTCGGAGGGCTTGAGCGAGCGGGAGCGTTTGGGGTCGCGGTGCAAGTTGGCGACGACGGACATGAAAGAGGCGGCGATGGACCAGTCGTGGCGCTGCCGCCCTTCGAGCATGTCCATCAGCTCGCGGAAGGTCAGGAGGGCGGGGTCGACGCCGACGGCTCCGGCGCACTGGTAGAGGAGTCTCCAGGCATCGTTCCCTCGAACAGCACTCGGCTGACCAGCTTGTCCAGTTCCCCTTCGCTGGTCAGCGTCGCGATCCGCTTCTCCGTCAGGTCGCGGGCCTTGTCCAGCACCCGGTTGGTGGCCTGGAGCACCCGCCCGAGGTTGGCCCGGTCCCTCGGGCTCGGGCAGAAACTGATGAGTTCGTCCAGCAGGGCGCTCGTGGCCGAATCGATGGCGTCGCCCGCCATCGCCTTGCCGAACTCCTCATCCGAGACTTTGGTGGCGTCGGCCTCGGGCTTGCAGGCCGCGTAGACCACGTCGCACAACAGCACGGGGTCGCGGATGAGCTTCTCGATGAGCGTCCCCTCGATGACCTGCATGAGGTCGACGCCGGTAAGCCCGCGCACGCGCTTGAGCGTGGCGACGTTGATCTCCACCGTCCAGGTCCGACCCGCCCCCCCAAAGTTGTCCTTGAACTGCCGCATCAGTGCCTCCGTAAAGTGTGAACTCGATTCAGGTGCCCGGCAGCCAGCTGGGGGCCGTCGCCGAGTAGGTCACCTTGGCCGTCACCGAGACGGTGATGGCCTCTTCGAGCGCCTCGCTGCGGCTGAAGTTGGTGATCGAGAAGTCCGCCTGCAGGCCCTGCCCGCTCGCGCCGTCGAGGATCTGCATCCCGATGGCCGAGTTGTTGAAGAACGCGTTCTTGATGGCGGTGAACCCGGCGTCGCCGGTGTCCCAGACCATCTCAAACTCGACGCTCGCTTCCTTGAGCGTGGCAACGGTCGCACGCCAGCCGCTGTTGGCGCGGGTGGTCACGTCCGCCTCGCCGGCCTCGAGGTTGAGCGTCAGGTCCTTGACGTTCTTGAGTTCCGTCCAGGTTGCTGCGCCGACCTTGTACTTGAGGACGGCCTCCATGCCGAGCTTGATTGCCATCGCTGACTCCTTTTGACTCGGCGCTGTGGCCGACCACGTAGACCGTCTCGCCGCCCTTGCCCTTGACCAACAGGTCCGCCAGGTTCACCCGCTCGAAGTAGTACTGCGTGCCCGGGGGGATCTCGATGGGATCGGTCTTGCCGTCGGACAACTGCACATCCTGCGTGTTCTTGTGCGAGGCCGTGAGCGTGAACGTCGCCACGAGATTCGTTGCTGACAGCGGCTTGTCGCCTGCGTCGAGATTGAACTTGAAGATGATGTCATTCCGCACGGCTACCTCCGTTCTCGATACGTCACACTCAGAACGCTCGTGAACACCCGGTGCTGCTCGAGCGCCTCACTCGACACCACCGGCTCGTTGCTGATCCCGACCCACGCGGAGTCGGGAAAACCCTCCAGCCGCTGGAAGCGCAGGTGATCCGCGATCGCTTCCACGAGCACGAGCAGTTCGTCGATCGCCGCGTCGGCGTTGTCAGCTGGCAGCTTCTTCTGCACGCCCACATCCACGACGTACTCGACGGCCAGGCTGTCCCGCGTCACCGGCGACATCTGCACCGTCCGGGGAACCACCGAGACCCGCAGGTCCTTGAGGTCTTCCAGCGTGAAGGCGGGCTGGAACATCCGCGCAGCCGTGAGCGGCTGCGAGAAGGTGCTGGCGTTGATGTGCGCCGCGACGGCGTCGGCGAGGGCGGCGATCGTGCTCACGGGCCACCTCCGATGACGGGGGAGCCAGTGGTCGGCACGCTCTGCCGCGGCGAGTTGGAAGTCAGCCCGGACAGCTTGCCC